AGTTAGTTGAGGGATATAGTAATATGTCTGTCAAAGAACAGAAAGCATTCTATGCCTTTATATCCGAGATCATTTCTGACTGTGAAAAATTCATAATCAGTAAGAAAGCAACTCGTAAGCCTCGTACTAAGAAGCCTACTCCTGCGAGTAAACAAGTCGCTAAGGTTTTATACCTCAAGGAGTCTCCTGAGTACAAGATTGCAAGTGTACCACCAGAGCAGATTGTGGGTGCTCAAGGAGTATACCTATTTAACACTAAGACACGTGTTATAAAGTATCTACTCTCTGATCGAAGAGATGGCTTTATAGTCAAAGGTAGTACGATTGGTGGTTATGATCAAGAGGTGTCCTTTAAGAAGATGCTACGAAAGCCAGAGGAGATGATTGAGATTATCGGTAAAGCTACTAAGTCTAAGGCAATGAAATCACTCAAAGCCTTGAAGACCAAAGAGTCTACGACAGATGCACGTATCAATAGAGATACTGTTATCTTGAAGATAATCAAATGACAAATGTTATCGACTTTACTAAGCACTACAAAAAAAGGTTAGATGAAATATCTGACCTTCAACAAGACGTTGTAGAACTCAATAAGAAAATCGCAATGAAATTTTCTGTTGATGTTGCACATGATGTAGTAGGAGCTATGACAGATTTGGGCTTTGATGTCACTCAGAACCCAGAGACTGTACTAGATATAATGGTGTTAATTGAAACTATTCGTGCTTTAATAAACAGATCGATTGGAGAAGACTATCATTTTCAGAGCGTATCTGAAAAGATATTTGCTGACTCTGATATGGACTGTGAACAGGCACTATTCGATTTCTTAGAAGAGATGGACAATTTCGATAACGATTTTACTTGACAAACCTAATTGTTTATGTTATATTAGAGTAATGATAATATAAACTAGGAGAAAATTATGATACTGGTTGACTTAAACCAAGTTATGATTTCCAATATGATGATGCAAGTTGGAAATCACCAAAATGCTCAGATAGATGAGAATATGCTTAGACATATGATACTCAACTCTCTGAGATTCAACAGACAAAAGTTTCATCGTGAATTTGGTGAACTTATAATCTGCGCTGATGATAAGAACTATTGGAGACGGCAAGTATACGCCTACTATAAAGCAGGTCGTAGAAAGAATCGTGAGGAGTCAGAGTTAGATTGGAATTCAATCTTTCAAGCACTCAACAAGATTCGTGATGAGTTGAAAGAGTTCTTTCCATACAGAGTAATTCAAATTGAAACTGCTGAAGCTGATGATATCATTGGTACTATTGTTCACGCTGAAGGTGAGCAATTGAACACTGGTAGTAATCCAATACTTGTTCTATCAGGTGATAAAGATTACATTCAGTTGCACAAGTATGCGAATGTTAAGCAATATGATCCTACACGTAAGCGTTGGATATCAAACTCTAATCCAGAGTTGTACTTGCATGAGCATATATTGAAAGGTGATAAGGGAGACGGTGTTCCAAATGTCTTATCTCCAGACAATACTTTCGTAATGAATATCAGGCAAAGACCAGTCACTAAGAAAAGACTGCTCGAATGGGCTGATATAAATAATATGAATGAAGAAGTAAAGCGCAATTACATGAGAAACAAATCAGTGATTGATTTGGAATTAGTTCCTGATAGAATCAAAGCTGAGATCATGGAAAAATATACGGCTGACAATCCTAAAGATAGAAGCCAATTGTTAAACTACTTCATTAAGAACAAACTTAGAAACTTAATGGAAAGCATATCGGAGTTTTAATATGACTACACTATCATTGGCAGAGATTACTGCTGGCGTTTGCGAATTGAAGGATACATCTGAACAAGTCGCATATTTACAAAAAAATAACAGTAAGGAACTACGTAACATCCTTATCTTGATGTATGACAAGCGATGGAGTTTTGCACTGCCCGCTGAAGCACCACCTTACACGCCATCTGTGCATAGTGAAACGCACGGAATGTTGTATAGAGAGGCACGTAAGTTAGCATACTTTGTTAACGAAATGCCTGAAGGTGAAAACCTGACTCAGGTAAAGAAGGAATCTTTATTCATTCAAATGCTTGAGACAGTTGATGCAGACGATGCAAAGCTATTGCTTCAAATGTTAGCGAAGAAGCCGTTCTCAGAATTGGCACCTGAAACTATCAACGAAGCATTTGGCAATATTATCTCTGATTCGGTAGACATGCCACCAGCTAAGAAAAAGCGTGGACGTCCACCAAAAGCGAAAGCTGAGTAAACCAATAAAGTCACCAAGAATAGAAGTGAGTTACCACCTATGGCTAAGGGTAAGAAGTTCCGTGAATGGATTGAAGAGGAAGCTCTCAAGGATGAGGAAGACATGCGCTTTCGAAAGAAAGACTCTAAGCGATACGATAAACGTAGAGCGAGTATTCAAAAGGCAAGACGCCAAAAGAATAAGCAAAAGGACACTTTCTTCAATTAACCCATTGACAACGAATTGAAAATATGCTATATTAATGAAATAAGAAAGTGAGTATAATATGAAAAAAGATGAAAAACTAATACTGGTCGACTGCGATGGAGTTCTGGTCGACTGGCTCTATTCGTTCCACATGTGGATGGAACAGCATGGATACTTTGCCGCAGAGCAATACGATGAAGAATATGACATCCACAAGACTTTCAATATATCTAAAGAGAAGGGCAGAGAACTCGTAAGGTCTTTCAATGAGAGTGCTACTATGTGTTGCTTACCTCCTCTAAAAGATTCAGTGAAGTATGTCAAGAAAATTCATGAAGAACTGGGATATGTATTCCATTGCATTACCAGTATGAGTCTTGATCAACATGCAGGCATGTTAAGAAAGATGAACTTAGAAAAGCTATTTGGCGATACAGCATTTGAGAAGCTAGTCTGCTTAGATACTGGTGCTGATAAAGACGATGCACTCTTACCTTATCTCGACACTGGATGTATGTGGGTCGAAGATAAGCCAAAGAACGCAGAGTTAGGTGCTAACATGGGCTTGAATGCTATTCTCATCGACCATCCCTTCAACAAAGACTATCATCACAGCGATGTTACAAGAGTCGATTCTTGGAAAGAAATTTACGAAATGCTCGTTTGAGAGACACATTTCAGTATAAATATTGAATAGAAGGGTATATCATAAGGCAGTCAATCTGCCTTTTCTTATAATAATTTGGAGTACTTAATGCCTATATACACGTTTGAGAATACTGAAACGGGTGAGAATTTTGAGAAGATTATGAAGATGGATGAACGTGAAGTCTACCTCTCTACCAATCCCCATATCAGACAAACAATTACCAAAGCACCTGCTCTTGGTGATCCACATCGTATGGGAGTAATCAAGACTCCTGATAGTTTCAATTCACTTATGAAGAACATTCACAAGAATAGTCCGGGGTCTAAAATTCAAACTAGATAACCATAAGGATGTTTCATGCCTGCACAACAACAGCAACGACTAACAAAAAGGCAAAGACGAGTACTCAGACAACAAGGAATACTAGACCAAAACAATAACTTCTCACACGGCTTTTCAATAAGCAACGACATAAGCCCAATGACAGATAATCAATCTGTAGCATTCGATGCTTGGGAAAATGGAGCAAATCTAATGCTTCATGGAATAGCAGGAACAGGAAAAACATTTCTGGGTCTGTACTTCTCTCTGAAAGAAGTTATGGCAAAAAACACACACTACAAAAAAGTCTTCATCGTTCGGTCAGTGGTACCGACAAGAGACATCGGCTTTTTGCCTGGCTCTCAGAAAGATAAGATGAAAGTATATGAAGCACCATATTATGATATTGCATCTAAGCTATTTGAGCGAGGCGATGCATACGAGATCCTCAAGCAAAGAAATAACGTAGAGTTCATATCTACTTCATTCTTAAGAGGCTCGACATTTGATGACTGCATCATAGTTGTAGATGAGGTCCAGAATATGAGTGACCAAGAGTTGCATACAGTAATGACACGTGTAGGAGAAAATTGTAGAATCATATTCTGCGGAGATGTTAAACAGGACGATTTAACCAGTGAGCGAAAGAAAGAAATGTCGGGTCTTAGATCATTCATGAAAGTGATCAAAAAGATGAAAGAGTTCGATTTTGTCGAGTTCGAGGCATCCGATATTGTTCGGAGTAAGCTAGTTAAGTCCTATATCATAGAACGAGATAGACAAGGACTATAAATACTCTTATGGACAATTATAAACAAAAACTTAAAGAAATGACCGAACTCAATGCTGATGGTAATGAGAATCGTGGACGTGAGGGCGAAGAACTCTTGATTGAGATCACGCCCGAATGTGCAGGAAATCTCGGTCAAATGGGGTGGGACTTTGGGGAGGATCAAGACTTCCCCAATACTCAAGAGCGTAAATTAAACAGAAAGCATATGTTGAGAGGATAGCATGGCAGTAGAACAACCGAGAATCAGAATATTTTTATTGGCAAACGGAAAGCGTGTTGCACATCAATTTGTGCAGGCACAGGTTGACGCATTCTTATCGGATAACTCTGGATCAACTTTAGTTAGATAGTATTATGGCAACCACTGCTTTACTAGGATCCAACTCTAATATTGCCAGCGATCAAGGCGGAGATGTCTTCTTTGCTGGCAATACTGGTGTTGGTGAAGAGATAACTAGATTGCCTCCCGTATATGCCAATGACGGATATTCAGTAACAGTTTCCTTTGAGGATTCTGGAGTAGCGGTAACCTCAGTTTCAATTCCAGATAATACGAACTTTAATTATTCCTCTGGAACTGACAGTGTAACTATCACTCAACAAAACGATCCTTTTAGCGTTTCATATTCTTGTCTCATGGATGACTACACCATTCAAACATTTACTAGTGATACAGAGGCACTAGCGGCATCTGATCCTGCGCTACTCACTCTAATATCGCTATCTATTCCAGATCCTATTACTATTGAGGAAAGTCATGTCTTCACTACATCTGGTGGAGACATCACATTAAATCAAGCAAATCATTTTAAAGCACAGGACTTTATAAGTAAAGTTCAAGCACTAGCATAGGAATACCAATATGCCAATGGCAGCCAGACATTTAGATCCTATTTTAACAGGACATCCATGCGATGCTACATCTACTATTGTCGCCACACTTGCGACTGGTAAGGTGATCATTCAAGGTCAGCCTGCGGCAGTTACTGGTGATGCTATCGCTCCTCACACAATTCTATCTGGCTCTAGTTGCGTACCTCACCCCGCAGTTACTGGACCAGGATCAATAAAAGTGCGTTTTGGACCAGCATTGTTACCTGCTAATAGAGTAGGAGATGTTGCTGATATGGGCGCAATCATAGGCGGGTCATCAAAGGTTATCATAGGAGGATAAAGTGTCTGACCAAAAAGCTGAAATAGTGTTTCAGCAAGTAATACAAGAACAGCAAGGCGAATCTAAATATACGAAGCGACAAGAGGCTGAAGACCAC